TACCAGGTGAGATTGTCTATTTCGGACATATATTTCGAACACTTTGGAAAAAACTCTTTTCCGGTTCCGAACATATATCCGTCTGGAATAAAACATCCTGGAAAGTCTTCGATAGATGGCTTTCCGGTGATACAGCAAGATTTAAAGCACTTCGAGAGGGGAGACTTCTTCTCTACTCTGCCGACATGGAGTCTGCCACGGATTTAATTCCGGGACGTCTCCTTGAAGGGTTTATCGCTGGTCTCATCGGAGCGATGAGGCGATATTCACCAGAGTTGTGGAAGTCGTTTCCCGAATTGGAACTCGGTTCCCAGTTTATTATGCCTAAGATATTTCTTAAATATCCTGGCGGTAAGAAAATACTCCAAACGCAAGGTACTCCTATGGGGCACCCTGTTTCTTGGTTATTTTTAAACCTTTATAATTTTCTACTCGAAGAGCTAGTCGATTATTTTTCCCAATTTGTGGTGATCAATGCCCATCAAACGATTGCTGAGCATGTAGACTATTTCACGAGAGTCGGACTCCCGTCGATTTTGCCTACGAGATTGCCCCAGTTTTACGCGGGATTATCCGAGTTCGAACTCGGTTTCCGTGGAAAACCGTTTGAGATATGCGGCGATGATTCCGCGTCTCTCAAGACAATACGGGAAATAATCTGTTATAGAAGTTTCCATATTCTTCTTGGAGGTCGTTTTTCTAAAAACGTTGATTATCTCTCAAAAAGATATGGAGTTTTTACAGAGCAGTTCTTCACCATGGGTGAAGATTGTAAGTTCCAATGGATAGACTACCGGCCGGTTCGCATAGTATGCAAGCCGGTTTCGCGCTTACCCGGCGAGAAGGACCTTCCGCCCTGGATTACCCAGGGCTCGGCCGCTTCCCAGGGTTTGCGATATTCCAAGGACGATCCTTGGTATGATAGTCTTGTCCTCTGGTGCTCACATGTTAACAGGTCAACTATTAGATTACTTCAGCAGTCCGGTCTCGAACCGTATCTGCCGAAGACCTTCGGTGGTTTGGAGTTCCCTTGGAATTCCAAGTTCGTCAGGGCCAGAGGAAAAACCAAAAGGGCAATTAGGCTCTTATTGGCTCCGGATCTAAAATTGTTGAACCTCTACAGTTTCAACTCGTTATCACAGATAACGACTGAACGGAATTTTTATTCTAATGTGTCCGCTAAAGCGAGAGATGTTATCTCCCGGTTAGTGGCATTATTAGATAAAATTGATGCTTGTCACGAAGATCGAAAGATCGAGCAGCATTCAGTAATGAAATTGAGTTACTTGGCCAGGCCGAGACTCATTGCTCAGATTCCCAAGGAATATGAGATTTCATTACCGTTTGCGCACCTGGATT